GACTTGATAATATTCCAGGCCTGGAGAGTGTTATATTTGACAGCGTCCCAGTTATGTATGAGGAGGTATCCAGAGGCCACCAGGGCCGCTATACTGCCTATGATAATGCCAACGGGGCCCGTAATGACCACGAAGGCCGCTGCAAGGGCCGGAAGGGCCGTTATTATCGCGCCTACGGCCACCAGGAGCGTGCCAAAACCGGCTACAATGGCCGCTACGACCAGAGTGCCCTTGACAATGGTATCAAATAGGGCCTGGTTCTCTTTTATCCAGCCCTGCACCTGAGCTATGATATTTTTCGCCTGCGCCACAAATTCTATTGCGGTAGGCATTAGTGCCAGCGCCATTCTGTCCCAGAGACCTTTGACGCCCATACTCAAGCGCTCAAGGTCGTCTCCCAGCATGGCCGCAGCTTTCGCGGTCTTACCTTCCAGGACTACGCCGAACGTGTCAGCCTCGGAACGCATGCGCGCTATACCCGCGCTACCTTCGGCAAGCATAGGCAGCAAACTCGTTCCGCTCCGGCCGAAAATGTTTACTGCGGCCGCAGCTCGCGCGGTCGGGTCTTGTATCGCTGCTATGGCGCTTGAAAGTTTATTGAATTGCTGCTCAGGAGAGAGGCCTGCTAAGTCCTTAAAAGTGAGATTCAGATTTTTGAGGTTATCTTTTGCGGCCTGAGTGCCTTCGCCAGCTGCGGTCACGCTCATGGCCATTTTCTTGAAAGCGGTTTCCATGCTCTCAGCGCTACCTCCTGAGAGTTTGCTCACGTAGGTAAGTTCCTGGAGAGCTCTGACGCTCACGCCCGTGCGCGCGCTCATTTCGTCAAACGCGTCTGCAGTCTTCGCCAGGCTGACTACGCTCGCCGTCATAGCTGCCACGATAGTGCCGCCCAGAGCGCCCATAACCACGCCGACGTTCCTGACGGTATCGCCTATTTTTTCCGCAGCTTCGCGGGTCTTTTCAAAGCGTTTCTCGGCCAGCTCCATGTCCCGCATGAACGTCGCGGACTTACATTCAAGTGTTATCCACAATTCACCAATGCTACTCAAATTGCACCCCACTTGAAGCTGTTTTTTGTTTAGGGTGTTTCCGTCCACTACTCGCATTTTGTAAATGCTGGCCTATGCGCCTATTAAGTGAGCGGACAGTCTGCCCTATATATATTTTACCGTTAATGCGGTTAGCTATTCTGTAAATAAGCACTATTTTATATCTCCGTTGAATGCTGCCGTAATGAGACGAGCGACGTGCTGCATTTCTGCCGCGGTCTGCACCACTTTTTTATGAGCACTCATTTTTGTAAGCATAAACTCCTCAAGCCCTTTTGCTGCCGTTCCCGCTGGCCGGTGCGCATTATAATACATGGCTGCCAGCTGAGCGAGAGGTCTTTCGTGTGTCCGGTCTAAAATGCGTTTGCGTTTACAGAGTGCGTCCAGCTGCTTTAACGTCAGCGCCAGGAATTGCGACTCACTCAGTCCTAAGTCTACGACCGCCAGCGCCCACAACTCCAGGACGGTTACTGCTGGGGCGCTCCCTCTAAAGGGCAGGCGGCTCCGTTCTCTGTCGGTTTCTCGTCGGACTCAGGCGCGTTCACCTGCTGCGCTAATATCATGGCTTTAAAAACGTCTTCCATGTTATCAGCTCGTATCATGGAACCGACTTGCTTGAGGGTCAGGCTCTCGTCCTCGTGGATAAGAAGGCACCAGAGCATGGCGCGCATTTCTTTCATAGAGAGGTCAGGCAGCGCCAGGTCAGCAGCGACCGGCTCCGGCATTTCTCTGTATGATTTCGCCAGCTTGAGGTATTTATCCTGGAGGGCTTGGTCACCTTCGTGAATTTTAGCAGAGGCCTCAGCCTTAGCAGCATTTTCCGGCGCAGCTTTGCACATATACGCCAGGCTGCGGCGCTGTATGCGCTTGGTAAATTCCATGAAGTCCTGGCCCGTCGCGTTTTCAAATTCAATCATGCTATTCATATTGAGCAGCATGTTCCGCGAGCGGTCAAGGTTGATAGTGACTTTTTTTGCGAGCTTGTTTTCCATTGTGTCCTCCCAGGTCTTGAGGCGACCCTGACCGCACCAGCATAATCAGGCACGGCCAGGGCCCTATAAATTATTAAGCAGCTACGAGCGCGACGGCTTCGGCTTCGGTCGCACCGTTCACGGTGATAACTTTCGCCTGGCCTACCATTGCCGACTTGGTAATGCCGTAGGTCTTGTCGCCATACGCGACATTAGAGAACGAGACTATGCCGGTCGCGCCGGTTGTCTTTGTTTCTCCGTTGAATACGATTACAGCGTCGCTAACTGCCGCGCCACCTGCCGCAGCTGTCACGGTGAAAGTGACTACGCTCAGCGTGGTCACGCCCGTCAATACCGGTTTGCCGGATATTTTCAGAGTCGCTGAGAACGCTATGGCGTCTTTCGTGTCAGCTTTGCCGATTTCTATGCCAGTGACCACGGCCGAAAATGCCCAGGTCGTCCCGTCAGGAAACGTCACGACGAAACTTTCCTTGGCTCCGGTTCCGAAACTGGCCATAAGCGCGAGCTGGCCGGCGTCGTCCTGAATGAAATTGCCTTCCATAGGAAACTCGCCCGCGTCTTTGAGGCTCGCGAGAAACTCTTTGTATCCGTCGGGGCTCTGGTGGTTCGTTACGTCAATGACCTCAGCTTTCAGCTTTATGCCGCCTATGCTGTTAAGTTCTCCGACGATTGTGCCCGCAGCATATTTCAGCTGGGTAGTAAAACCTGCCACTGCTTTCGTTACCATGATACTGCCTCCCTTGATTAACTCCCGTAATTCACGAAAAAGTCTATAGGTATATAGGGCAGTTTCGTGTCGGGGTCTATTAAGTCTTTCTCGTCTTCAATTTGAGCTATTTTGACGCCCTCAGCGTTAGGCCAGGCCTCAATGACCGCCATGACTGTCTCGGCCATATCCTTCACGCCTGGAGTGCTGCCGCTGGTAAAATACCGCTCGCCATATACGCTGACCTGCATGCGTGGGCGCTGGAGACCTGACTTACCCTGGTGCGTGTATTTCCTGGGCCCGCTCACTTTCGTGCATACCAGATAAGGCAGCGGCGTATCCTTCGGAGCTACAAGCGGATAAATGCGGTCTCCGACGAGTGCAATTATATCAGCGTCAGCAGTGAGGTAGTCTATGAGCTCAGTCTCTATCACAAAACGCCTCCGATTACTTCTTTGAAAAGCGCCTGGATTTTATCGGCATTGTCGTCAAGAGCCGGCCTCAAACATGGCCAGGCACGCATGCGGCTCGTGCCAAACTCCAGGAAAGCAGCATAGTCGGCGCTGGCGCCTACTCTCACGGCTTTGTCGTCAAGCACTTTAAAGTCAGCGCTCCCGCGGAGGTATCCCGTGCGAACGTGCGCTCCCAGGCGCACTACATACTCGCCCTTTACGAAGACGCCTACGGCTCTGAGCGCTGCGGCCGTAGCTCCGGCGACTTCTTTGCGTTTCTTTTCAAAACCACTGACAAAAAAAACGCTCATTTTATTAACTCCAGGAGCACTTCCCAATGCTTGCTCATGCTCATAGGGTTTTTAATATATTTGACCAGGTAATGCTCGGCGGCATAGTAAACGTGGCACTTTGTCGTGAGCAATACCGTCGGGGCACAATAGAGAACGTGGCTGCTTATCGTGTTGAGCTTCTCCGCGGCCAGCACTTCATTTCCCGTCATAGGTCTTATACGCCCTGGCAATTCAATGGCGGCGCCCAGCGTTTCTACATTTTCGCCATGCACGCGCGTGATTGCCGGAACCTTGAAAGTTATGCCAGTGCTGTAGTAGCGTTCTATGCCCATAGTGTCCTCACGAATATGAAGCGTGTCTCTTAATGCAGCCCACTACTGACTCAGGATACCCGCGTCGCAGTGCGCTGTCGTTTGCGTATGAAATGCTATGGTCTCCCAGGCTCTCACTTTTAACTCCCAGACTGCCGGAGCTCTGCAGCTGCCAGCCTATCATACGAATAGCAGTGAGCTCGCTGCTCGCCGGAAAATACGTGCCCATGATTTCATAGTCGGCAGTTATCCGTGCGTAGGCAGCAGGCGCGTCCGTGAACGTAATGAGGCCCGTCGCGTAGTCTATGGTGACGTTAGTTTCCAGGTCACCGTTGACATAGACGTCCACTCTGTCCAGGATTATAGGAAAATTATCAAGGTTGAAAGTTTTGGTCGTGCCGTCGCCGACGCCGACTTTTTCCTCCTCAATAACTGAGTCCCAGGTCCGGTTTCTTATCGCTAAGTAGTCGGCCTCCACCTGGCTTATCAGCATGGTAATGAGCGAGTCCTTGAGTGTGTCAGTTATACCCAGGAATAGTTTTGTCCGCGCCAGCGTCGTGATATTGGCACCGACGAACGCGTCCACGTGAGGGTCACCGGCTGCGTCCATTTGGCCGAAGTCGTTTACGTCCACGTATACTATCCAGTATGAGTAAGTGCTTTCACGGTCAGGCGTAAAGCTGATTTTCCAGACGCTTTCGGCGTCGAAGGCCATGGCTGCAGGCGTAGGTTCAGCTGACTGAAATGCGAGCGTGGAGAAGTTCCACCAGTAGCCGTCGGTGTCACGGCGTAGCTTTATGGTGACGCTCTCTCCGTCTATGCTTTCAGGAAACCACTTGCGCAGCCAGGCCAGCTGCCCTACTTTTATAATGTCCATGTCCTTACCTCTTTATACCTGGTGCCTGGGCCAGCAGCTCGTGAAAGCGGCCAGCCCAGGTCAGGCGAAGGCTTGCTGGTTAATGGCCCCAGACAGTGCCTGTTATAAATGCGGTGCCGCTTGACCCGTCCTGCACTTTTCCGTAGATTGAGGAGGTATTCCTGCCGTCAATTCTGTATACCTCGCCCACGGTCATATACCTGGACGTAGAGCCTGGCGCTGCCGGTGTTCCGGTCGCGGTGGCTGTCGCAGAGCTCACGAATATCGGCGAAGAGCCGCAGACCTGAAACTCCATTTTGTCCATGGTGCTGAACGTGCCGGAGTAGGTAGTCGTGGCAAACATTGCCGCCGAAGTAGAGCTCGTGAGTGCTACGGTGAAATGGACGCTCTTGCTGCCTCTGTATGAGCCATTGTCTACGCCGTTGTAACCGGCGAAGGCCGCTACGGAACAAAGCGCGACCATGGCCAGCATAACAAATAATTTTTTCATTGAAAGAGTCCTCCTATTTTTATTTTGTGAAAATCTTGAGGCCTCTGGCGTGGCCCCAGTTAAGGGGCCGCACCAAAGTAAAATTATGCAGCGTTATCCAGGCAGCTGATAAACGCCTATGAGGCCGGTCATGCCGGTCTCAAAGTCCACGTAGACGTAGCCGTCGTCCTGCTTGAAACGTGCGGACTCAAGCGGGCCGATAAGCTGTTCTCCGGTTGTGGCTGCGACTTCAACTACCAGGTCGCCCTGGGCGCCCAGCGGGCCATTACCGGCCTGGACTGTGACGTCAAGCGCCGCGCCATCGGTGTTCTTGACGTGGATTATGAATTTATCATCTTTGCCAGGCAGAAACTGCGTGCCCAGCGCGACGAGTCCAGCTATAGACGTGAGAACCGTTGCGGCCTTCGCGTCTATTCCGTCATTCTGCGAAAGTTCAATCGGGGTGAGTACGTTTGCTAATCTTGTCATTTTAATTTACCTCGCTTATTAGATTTTGTGAGACTCGTGTTACGCACTACTAAGCAGCGCTAAGAGCGCAGCTGCTTATTCCTCTGCTACGGCTTTTGCAGGAGCGCAGGCAAAGCATGACGCCTGGACTACCTTGCCACCATAGACGTGGAGACCTTTGACGGCGTCCGCGAATTTTCCCTCTGGCCTGTAGCCTTCTACGCTGGCAATTTGCTCAGCATATGCAAGGCCGTCGGCAGTTCCCGCGAGCACCTTGGTGTAGGTGCTTACGATTTTGAGGTTATTGCTCTTGAAAATGTCAAAGCCCAGGGCGCGGATTATTTTGCCATTGTCAAGGATTGCGCTGTTTTGCGTTTCCGTGACGACGCGCGCTTTAACGAGCTTGACGCTCAAAGCGGGCGGCAAAACTAACCAGCGGCCGTCGCTCGGCACGTTCGCCTCGTCCATTTCCTGGCCTATTGAAAGTATCCAGTCTATGACGTTGCTCGCGGCGACGTCAGTGTCGTCAATGACGACTCCGGCCTGGCCATAAAGGCCTGCCAGAAACTGGTCAGCTATGTCCTTGAGGGCATAGGCTGATTTCAAAATCGCCATTTCCATGACGGCAGGATTTCCCTGCGCCTTGTCAAGGTCGTCCACGTAGAACGCAAAACTGCGGGCCTGGTCTATGAGCATTTTCAGCTGCATATCATTCAAGGCCTGCGGTGTGATTGTTGAGCTACGTGTATAGGCGGCCGTGGTTATGTCACCTATAGAGGTGATTTTTACGGTGTCGCCAGGGCCCTTGATTTCGCCCTCATAATTGCGGTTTGCTACTGAACCCAGCACGAGCGATTTCTGCAGCGTGTTGAGTATTCTTGCGACCCAGATTTCTGGTATAAAATTTTTCAATGACATGGTCGTTACCTTCCTTTTTCGGACTTAGTCCGTTATTGTTCCCGCTGCCATTGCTGCCTGTATGTCTACCCAGTTAGCATTGACAAAGTTCGGGTCTTTCATTTGGTCACGCGTAAACGTCTTCGGCGGCGTGCCGCCGGTTCCACTATTTGGCGCGCGCCCGCCCGCGGCCAGACGCTTTTCAACTGACTCATTGAGCTTAGTCGTGAATACCGTCTCATAATTGCCTAAGTTTTTGAGTGACGTCTCCTCGTCTGCTCCGATAAAGTGGTCAAGTAAATCTACTGGCAGCCCCTTTTTCGTAGCCTCTGTGACGAGCTTACTCTTTAACTCAGAACGCAGACGCTCGTTTTTTTCCTTGCTGAGGTTTTCTTCCAGCTCGCGCATACGTTTCTGCTCTGGTGTTTCCGGCGGGTGAGCAGCATTGTAGCGTTCCTCCACAAGTTTGTCCAGGTTGTTTTTTTTGAATGAGTCAATGCCTTTTGTGACGGCCTGGTCAATACGCGGCAAAAGAATTTTTTTGCCTTCTTCCGACTCAAGGAAAGGCGCTACGTCCTCGGCCGTCAGTGCGAGCACTGCCGTCAAGTCTGCCTCCGTTACCTCTTTGCCGGCTGTTTTTGCGTCTGCGAGCAACTTTTTCAGTGCGTCGGTAATACGTTTCATGGCTCTTTTCTCCTCGCCCTGTCGGTTCAAGCCCGCCAGTGCATATATTTTTGCGACGTGTAGCCTTATTCAATACCCTTCGCTGCGGCCCAGTCTTCATATGTCGCGTAAGGAATATTTCCCTCGTTACGAGCGCCGCGGACTTCCGGCTCGTATCCGACTATTTCCTCGCGGACGACGCAGCGGCAGTTTATGTCTTCCTCAGCGATACCGCTCAGGCCTGGCGCTTCCACTTCGTCGCCTTTATTGTCTCCCTCTACGAAAACGAAAGGATCGTCAATGTTTACTTTTTGGCCGTCCATGGCCTGGTGACTGTCACGCGTCTTATTATCCAGCGTGGCCTCCCAGACCTTCACGGTCTTGACGCCCATTTCGTTAGCATGCTCAAAGCTGTCAAGTATTCCCTGGTTCTGGTTCCGGTGCGTCTCGGTCGCGACTATGCGGCGAGTCTTGGCCAGGTCGCTCTCGTAAACGTCTTTGAGCCGGCGAGCTACGTCGGCATAACCTTCGCCCTTAATGAGGCCCTGGGTTATCTGCTCACGGGTTTTAATGATTATGTCAGCACGGTTCTTTTTGAGCCGGCCCTTGAGCGTCAGCCCGCTTATAGGGTTTTGGACGCTCGCAGTAATGGTCTTCGGATTAAGCACCGTGAACCGGAGCCGGAGCTGCGCCTCGGCCTCTATAGCGAATGCAGGCCCGTTATCTCTTTGGCTGACTTACCGGTCAAGTCTTTGAGCTGAGCTCCTATTTCCTTATTGAGCGAGTCCAGGCGCCCGTATTTCGCCATGTCAGCATAGGTCAATGAGCCAGCGGTCTCATACTTCGCATATATCTCAGCAAGCTGGGCCCGCACGTCGCGCAGGGCCTGAGCATACATTTTTATGAGCGTAGTGTCACTCTGCGCAGCAAGGCGCTGAATGACAGCGTCGGTCTTTTTCAAATTCTTTTTAAGGCTCACTCGGCGCTCCATTTTGCGTCATACTCAGCCTGGGTCATAGTGCCGGCCTTCATTGCAGCCATATCGGCCTGCATTGCCTTTTCCTTCTCAGGGTCAGGCGCGTTATTATCAGGCGGCACATTATCCAGGTTGACCATGCCGTCATTCTCTTCGGCCATTTGCTTGAGCTCTTCGTCTACG